AATACTTCATTAGTATCAGAGCGTACTGTAGCACGGAACTTACTAGGGTTAGTAAGTTCTACACCATAGCTATCCTGACCATACTGCTTAACATACTCAGCAAAGATAGGATTACTAAGTGTAACATTGAAGTCCATCTTTGCCAGACGCATAGCATCCATAGTTGTAGGTGCATTCTCTACGACTGTTCCCAGTCCATGCCACGCTGGCTTACCTACATAAAGTGCGTGATCATTCTCATACATTTCGTGACTCATAGTATCTCCTTATTCATCACCGTATTTTTCCCAGTCAACTTCATCCCAATCGATATAATTACAACGCTTGAGATCTTCTTTTATTTCCTGTCTCTTGGGTCTTTTTGTTTTTCTTTTAGGTATCGGATCGTCGCTGTTGTTCTTCGACTTCTCGTACCTTTTCTCTTGCTTGCTCAAGTTCAAATTCCTCCATGCCTAAATAAAATTCAATGACATCACCAGCTGGAACCCAGCCACCTTGTCCATGTAAGACGAATCCATCGTCTGTGTAGTCATGAATCATTCCACATTTAAGCATCATATCTAAGCAAGTTTCTGATAGTTCGATATTCATCTAACATACTCCTACAATAAAGTTGTATAGACCATAGATAACTATGATCCTATTCCATACACAAGGATTCCATTTAATCATGGCTCACATACCTCATAAGTTGCGTTATATAATTTCAATTTAGTATCCCAAGTAACATTATCTAACTCAGCAAGCCATTCAAGTTCACCATTATCATCTTCATAGTAACCATAAACTCTAGTATAAATCGCACTGTCTGTCTCTAAAGGGTATTGTACCATAATTTTCTGAGGTGTCAAGCAATTATTCCAATTTTCATGATAATAATTTCCATCACCGTGTTCATAGTATCCTACACCCTGATTTAAATACTCTATCTCTAGCTTATCGTTGATAATTTCAGCGACTTCTTCTTCTAATAGTGCATCCATTACGAACTCCTCCAGTGATCTCTATGGAAATCAGTACCTTCACCGTTCTCCATGGTCCAGTTCATAAACATTTCCTTAAGATATTGTTTACATACACCCTCAACTTCCTTCTGGATAGTCTCGAATTGCTTAGTTATCTCAGCATCCATAGCTAGTGCAGCTTGTTTGGTTATTTTATCATCAAGATGCATCATGATATCATCAAGGTTTATCTGACATCCTACATATCCATATATCATTTCTTATACTCCTCTACAGTATACGGGTTATCACCCTTCTTACGCATTGAATTAAAATCCGCAGCATCTTCTTCAGCCTCACGCTTAAGAAAGTAAATGCTAGGTTTATTATCGTGTTCTACCCACCATTTTTTCTGTACTTTAATACCCCACTTCTTCATCTTCTCTTCCCTTCCTGCTGAGCTTGCCATTCAGCCCTGCGTTTTTCTGACCAGAGTATAGCCTGAACATCTGAACAACCATTGTTTAACTCTTCAATTTCAGAAGTATCGTCATCATTACAATCTAGTTCATCATACTTATACTCTTGATCTACCCATCCAGTATACTCTATTTCATGTGGGGTTTCTTTCTCAGAGTGGTACATCTCTAGTGCTTCCTCTGCTGAGTCAGCTTCATAGATATGATAGCCATTCTCCCATACATTACTTACAATAGTAACAGGTACAGACCAGAACTTTCTATCTGTTTCAATTTTGTCAGTCATTGATAATTCTCCAATCATCACACATATACACGGAATCATTGCAGTTAGAATACGCATCCCAACTAACTCCTCGTGCTTCTATCTTTCCATTAGACCATGCTCTAATTACTACAGTATTAGACCACCCACCAACACCAAATTCTGGTGAGTCTAGTACATCATACCACACAATTCTAGGTGGTGATGCTTTACTAGTAGGCGGTGATATCATTGCTGCACCAAAACAAGCAAGCGGTAATATGGACATAACAATTATGTATTTAAACATTCTACCTCCTCAGTAGTTTCAATCCACACCTGAGCACCACATGGTAGTGGTTTATCAGGGCTATAAATTACCTTAGTATGATCGTTGATCACTAAAGTATGACAGTATACATTATTTTTGTATGTTTTGCAAGTAATAACAGGCTCACGTTCACCAGTTTTCTTGTTGCGTTTAATTACATGCTGATTAATATGTATTCGTTTCTTCATTCGTTATCAGGCTCCTTCATCAATTTATTATGACGGTCTGTCCAATCCTTCCAAGACTTTTCGCATTCATCTAAGGTTGTCTCAGCCTCACAAGCATTACACCAGTCCATAGTATTGGATGACTCGATTGCCTCAATAAATACATAATCATTATTAGGGTCAAACCATGCTTCATCCATGGTCATTACATCATAGCTACCACAGTGACTACAGTGCCACTTAGGTTTGTAGTTAGGTTCTACATCACTCATGTTCATTGTTTATTCTCCTAAGTATCCAGCTAGTTGCATTCCAGGTTCATCATAGAACCAGCTAATAGTAATCTCATCACCCCACTTATCTTGTATCTCAACGAATGCATCTTCAGCAGGTGCCCATCGGCTTTCAAACTCTATCCATACATCAGTACCATCAGCATATCCATCATGTACTTCGCACACTTGCTCATGATCCTTTAGAAACTCAAGAATTTCTTCAGCTCTTTCTTCAGTATCACATCCTATATTTACTCTATTATAACACCAGTTAGGCATGGTCAATTACTCCTTCTGCATCAGCACATTCTTCACAATAAAATACCCCACCCCAGCCATCTTCAGGTATCCATCTTAATTCTTCGTATTGTCTTTGGCTAGTTCCTAAACAACTACAGCATTCATAGTCAGCAAGAACTTCAGCATAGTAATCTAGGATAGACAGTGCATCTAAATCACCATGAGTATATCCATAGTAACATCGCTTTACTACCTCATACCAGTTAGTCTCACCGATGACCTCAGTTCTAGTCTTCATTGGTTGTCCTCTCGCACCAGTTCTCGTGCAGTTCTATATCAGTTTCATCATTACAATTATAGCACCAGTAGTATTCTACAGGGTAATCTACCCCACCTACTACTGGTAGATTATTATAGTCATCTCTGTTTAATTCATAACCTGCCATATGATATTCAATCACATTTTCAGTAGCACCGCAGTGGGTACAGCAGTATTCATCATTCATCATTATTATAATTCTCTTTAAGAAATACCATTGAATCGATAGGTGCATCGTCTTCAGTTCTTTCATAGACTTCTACTGTTACAGCACTTGGTTCATTGATGACTACTACAGATAGTGAGTCATGTACTCTAACAACACAGAATCCACCGTGTGATGTTACCCCAAAGTTAGGGTCGTCTAGTCCTGGGTCATCGTGACACAGGTTTGCATCTTCAAATGTCATATTATTAGTCTCCTAATTTATTCATCGGTTCATTATTACAAAATTCTTTAGAAAAATCTTTAACTATTTTATCAACATCCTTAGAGCGGAGGGTTAGGTATAGTGCAGTACAAGTAGTGGCTTCACCATACCTGTTTGCAGGATATACTGTAACCCTGTCTCTTTGGATAGCGAAAAGGTAATGTTTGTCATTATGAGAGTATATCTCATGTCTTACCATTTCTAAATCTCCTCTTGAAGTCCTCTTTCCATTGAAGATAGATGGGTGGTAAATCATCTCTTTGTCTAGTGTTCGGTATTGGATTATACTTCCCAGTCTTGTTGTTATGATACCACTTTTCTCTATAGGCTTCAATAGGTTCGTAGAGATTTATAGTTCCTTCTATATGGTCTCTTTGTTCTACCGTGTAGAAGGCACGGTCATGTAGTCCATTGTAGCGAATGCCTTCCAGAGCTTCTTTGCTTGGATGGTCTTCGTACCATTGCTTTAATCCTATCTTCTTGACAGGAACATTGTTATAAGGGTTCATTCTGAATCCTCCTTTTGTCCGTGATTATTCATATAGTCCTGAATTTCCTCACATATTCTACAACCACAGTAAGGCTGTAGTTCTGTGTGTCTTTCTTCGGCTTCATTCATTTCTTCCAGAGCTTCATCGGATACTTCTTTAGTGTGATAGTTAAAAGCTAAGCAACTGTCATCACTATCATGAATATGAGCAACTAGTGGGAAATGATGATGATTCTCCAGTAGTTGGTAATATTTAGTGAATTCTAGTTGTATCCAAGTTCCATAGAAATGCTTCTCAGGATGCTCACAAAAGAATTTAGGGTCATTAACTACCCAATTAAAATGAGTATTAATTTCCGCAATATTATCTATTGGGCTAATCCAAAGCCAATATCGGTAGCCGAATTCTTCATCGACTAAAATGCAATGCATGGTACATCCTCCCATTGCTCGATTTCATAGTTAGGGTTATCCATTGTGGCTAACCGCAGTTGAACCGCACCTTCTCGGATGCAGTTACCGTTGTAGACGACTTCAAGGTCATCGTCACAGTGCTGTATCTCAATAGAAAAGTTACCAGCCCCGATCCTAGGGCGTACAATAATCCTCGGAGAGAAAAATCTATCGTATTCCATGAGTGTTCTCACATTAGAGTACATTTGTGGGTGTTACAACGAATTAACACCCGTTAAAGTGCGTTGATAAGCAGACGCACCCCTGCTACCCAGTTTACTAAGTCTTGGGTCTGGACTTCAGTTATTCTTTGTTAGGAAGAAGGTTCTTCTCAGACATGACATCGCCAAGAGCGTTGATTGTCCAAGTGTTCCACTTCTCTTTTTCCCAGTCTCTATACCAGAGGTCTAGAAGGGCTGAATCGTCCATCTTTAGGTATGAGGCATACTTCTTGCTATAGTTATCTTCGTATTTCGCTTGAGCCAAATCAGCAAGACTAACGCTAGCTGTATGAGTTGTTTTAGAATATCGTGCAGTTTCCATGACGTTATCCTCCTTTGTATAAACTATTGTACATCTATGTGGAACACCCCACATATTCTTATGTACAAATGAATTGGTACTGCCAACGGCAGTGCCGTAGCCTACCTAATGGTAGCAGATTAAGCTACAGAATGGATATCTTTTCACGTTTAAGGATACTTTAGTATCACCCCGACTTTCACGGGTGCATTCTGTAGTTTAACCTAAAGCCTACCTAATGGTAGCCATAGCAATAGACTGACATCGGTTTCTGTGTCCAGTCCTATTGACCTATGGCTCCACCAGATAAGCAATTAAATTGTAAGCCCGAAAATAGAAGTACCTCACAGCATCGTCCATGCTGGTCTTGGTACCCCTGTCCAAGCCCTGCTCTGACGGGGCTTGCGCTCGTGAGTCCTTGTCTCAGCAGGACTCACTACTATCCTGTTCACTGGATTAATCGTCCAGCTCCTTCTTGATTAGGGCATGGATAGCGGTCTACCCGAGGCTCATGAAGACAAGCCTCCCAAGGAGCTACCTTGGAATAGAAAAAAGCAGATACCCCTATGTACACGGGTATATCCACCCCATACCCGCAGTACACCCCAGGTTTATCTGCCCGTGAATGAAATGGGGCTGCCAACGGCAGTACCGTAGCCCTTCCTAGGCTATAGTTATACCTATAGTTATACCTTCCAGATAAATAATATATCTTTTAAACTATAGTTTTTACCGTACGACATACTTCTATACCCATATATAGGGACGGGTACCGTGAGAGCGTATTGCCTAAGCGTCACGAGTACCACATATGGTAGACTTAGCTTAACAGTAGCACTATAGCTAGCGTACACTTGCCCACGCTACCGTGTAACCCCGACCCGAAATAAAATCCTACCTACACCTTTCGGCATAGGCAGGGAAACCCCCTGTTAGGAACATTTTTTAGTGAGAGTAGACAATAATTCTTTTATGCTATCAGGTAGACCACCACCAGGGAAGTGCTCATTGAACTTAGCATAGAAACGATTGACTGCTTTAATCACAGAATAGCTATCAAAGTCGCTATCTTGATTCGAAGCAAAACTGCATTGATCATCAAGGTATTCATGATAAAGCTTAGTAACAATACGGAATTGATCATATCCTCTAAATGTGGTAAGAGTCCATTTAGATTTGTCAATAGCTTCCCATTCACCATTCTCTGGTTTGCCCATAAGAGTAACAGAACCATCGAAGTTAGCAAGATCTCTAGCACGAAGTTCAAGATCTTTATCTTCAAGACAGCGTTTCAATTCCCATTTCTTTATGATATCAGGGAGTGTACAGCCTTTGGCTTTAGATACATACTTAAAGCCTTTGCTTAGATCGCCCTCATAGATGAGACGGAAGGATTCACCTGAACCGTCCTTGTGAGAGATCTTAGCCATGATGACAGATTCTCCATTTAGTTTTGCACGATAGTTTGTACGTTCTACTTGAAGAGAAGTACCCGATGAAGTTTTTGAAGAGTTGTTTTTCTTCGTAGCCATGATATATGTCCTTTCGACATAAAGGGAGCGAAGGACTACGGATAACATCTCCGTAGTCCTAAGCTCAGTTAATTATTATGAGAAGTCGTAGATTTCTGCAGAACCGTCTTCTTTTACAAGTTGTTGTTTACGACCTGTATCAAAGACATCTTCAGAATATACTTTGTTTGATGCACGTCCTGAACCTGCATTAAATTCTTCGATGTCGTTGCCATCGATTTCACATTCGTCATGAACAGCAGATAGAACTTTTCCATTTGTTTCAATCGCTGTACCATACAACAAAGCAGCATCGCAGAGTCTACACATAGCAGTAGTAAAGGATGGCATTTCTGCAAATACCAATGGATTCATGATCCTTGACCATCCTCTTTCAGTTGCAACTTGGACACTACGATTCTTATCTCGAATTATGGAAGGAAATAGAACTTCGCCTCCACCGTATGGGAAGTTTGTTATAAGACCTGTCCAAAATTCTTTTCTATCTGCGGCTTGAGCTTTACTAGAATCAACTAGTCCTTCTATCTTCTTTGCAAATACACGACAGAAGCCATGACCATTGTCAAAGATTCGACAAGCACCTTTAGCAAAAGATTCTACATACGCCATAGTTTCAACGTTGGGTCGATCCCCAATCATTTCTCTTAGTATGCTTGGAAGATTGTAGTAATCTACATCTTCTGGTTCATGACCTACTGGTTCATCAGTTAGCATATTCACAACTGCTGGAGTATCGCCTTGATAGATTTTAGCCATGAATGGATTTTTCACCATTGGTTTTTTATCTACCATGGAATATTCTGCGAGCAATCTTCCCCAATTAATTGGAGGAAGTTTAAGTGATTTAACTTTTTCACCTGTTCTAAATTCAGGATCACTGAGCAAGTCCGCATAGCGTTCATGCATGTTTATGAAATTATAAGCGTTGGTAATGTAGTTGCGTAGTTGATCAGTAGTTCTGAGCAGTAGTTTCTGAGAGTTAGCACCACCAGCGTGGAGATCTCCTCTAAGACCCATAGTTGGAACTTTACTTGAAAGAACTCTAACATGATTATAAATTCTACAGAAAGTTTCCCAAGCTTTGCCTGGTTTCTTTCCTTCATGAACTTGTGCCATTAACCAGTCAACAGGATTGGTTATTGCTTTTAGTGCATGATCTGGAATACCGTAGCCATTCCATTGTCTCATGTAAGCTTCTAAACCTTTGCCCTTTAGTACAGTAAGTTCTGTAGATGCAAGTAGATATCTGGTTGAACGACTATAGTTCTCTCTACCAAATCGTCGCATTGCAGCTTCAAAGGATTGTGTTAGAGTAGTGTAACTTACTTCACGATCAAGTTCGTACACTTCATTAGTAAGATAACTAGGGCAGAAAGCTTCTGCTAGTTTCTCTCCAATTTTAGGAATTACAACCAATGCTTCACGAAATTGTTCAAAGACTTCACGAAGAAATGGAACAAGTTGTCTTGGACGCATTAGGAGTTTGTTTCCTTCTACGACTGCAGGAGGGAGTGGATGCCCGCCTACTGAGGTATGAACAAAGTCCAATAGACCGTTGCTTAGTCTATCTGCATCATCCATAGTGATGAAGCTTCCTTTGAAGATATCGATGTCTAAATCTTCATCGCCATTAGCTTTGCTTTTAAGGTGATGAGTGAGACTCGCTTTTAGTGCAGCTTGAGTTGGGTTGCCGTCTTTGTCGAAGACAGCTTCGGCATTCCCACTTTGTGCACACAGAGTAATAATAGAAAAGGCTTCAGATTGAGCTCGTTTCCTAGCATCACGATCAAATTGAAGATTTTCGAAAAAGGTGTGTTCAGCCACCATACTAGCTGCATCTGTTGGGTAGATGAGACCATCATTATTATTCATAGTTTTCCTCATGAATAAAGGAGCTTGGAATCATAGATAACATCTCTATGATCCTTTGCTCGGTTAATGTTTTACATGTTGTTTCTTAACATGAGCTGTTAGGCTCATTGCGTTAAGAATGTCTTTCTTAAGTTTAGGGTCTATAGGTTGACTGTTATATTCCCTGCCTTTCTTTGGTTTGTTCCATTTGATTTGAATTCTCATACACAGTTCTTTCGTAGCTAGGCTACAACATTGTTAACGCTCGTGAGAGCGTATTGATGGTCACGCACGACGCTTATTGACCATAGGACACTTCTCTTCGGGCATTCTCTTCCTTGAGTTGCCGAATGTTGCCATCCCGTTGGCGTTGGGGAGCAGTTTAAAGTCATGCTCAGGACTAAAGCATCTCTTAAACTTTCGTCTAAGAGATACTGAATTAAAGATTAATCGATAGCACGAAATAGTTTACGAGCTCTTCTGTTACCTTCAGTAACAATTAGTCCTCGCTTTATCATTTCGTTTACAGCATTATTACATTGTTGCACAGTGTATTGTGTAACATGTTCCATGTCAAATGTAGACATAGGATTTAATCCATTGTGATTTTTTACAAATGCATGAACAGCTTCATAAACTTCACCACCTGGCTTAAAACTTCCAGATGGAAGCCTAGGCTCTTTCTCAACCACGTCATCTTCGTCATCTTCTAGGTCAAATTCGTCATGAACTGCAGGAATTGTAGCCATGAATTCTGGCTCTACAGCTACACGCATCCTAGAAATTGCAATGTGATCTTCGAGATCTTTCCTAAGTACTTCGATGCCACAACGAAACGCTTCAAGTTTCTGATCTTGATCTTGGTCCTTATACCAAATTCTGTGAACAATTTTCCCCCACGGCTTGATCATCTCGGAATTCCTATTGACCATCTTATGCAGAAGATCCATCGAATCTTTGATAATCGCTGTATTTTTATCGTAGACTCCATTATCTTTTTGTATGGCATCTTCTAAACAGATTAGTTTATTTCGGGTTGACCATCCGTAGATGGCAACGATGCCTGTGAAAATGATTAACATCTCAAGGATGTACGATTGAAGAAAAATAATTAAATTTTCCATTGTGTTGCTCCTTTCAAAGCATAGGGGTTAATTGGTCTGTCTCATCAGTACAGGTAGACCAAGTCCTGTAGACCTAGGACAACGTGTCCTAGGTTTCGACTGTCAAGTGAATGGCAGGTTAGACAGCCGAGTTGTTGTTTAATTCAATTAGCTGTATAGCTTTTTCAATACCTTCTCTATAGTAATTATTCATATCGATTAGTTCTTTAATGTAACCTATAACATACTCAGTTAGTGCACGATTGTTATCATTCGTGTGGTACTCAAGCAATTCTTCTTGTTGCTTAAGCTTAGTCTTCCATTTCTCTCCTTTAACTATGTTAGCCTTTCGCATTCTTACTAGTTCTTTTAATACCATTTCCATTTCCATTTGATTGCTCCTTTCAAAGCAGGGTTGTAGGTTAGGGGTTGATAGGGGTTAGGGGGGGGATGGTCCACCCCTCGGACCATCTACACCCCGTGGAAATTCGTGACCCCTAAGTCGATTTCCTTATAACCCCTCAGGAGCCCTCAGTTGAGACGGAGAGCTCTGCAGACGACCTACAGTATCCAAAGGCTGTACGGGCTCTATAGGAGCAACCTGAGGCTGTCTAACAGGTTGTTGCTGTTGTCTTGCCATTTGTTGTTGACCTCGCATAGCCCTTTGTGAAATTGCTTGTTTGTGTTGGGGGAATAACTCACGACCTAGCTGAGAGTACATAGCTTCCCATGTAAAGCCAGCAATAGGTGTAGGTATACCTTGGTGTGCACCTCCGCTACCTCTTCCACCACCACCGCTTCTTCTTCTTCTCATGCCAGAGAACCATTGGTTAGCAGGAGTTCCAATTTCTGGAGCCATTACATGATCTGCCATTAGGTATGCTCCGATTCTTCCGTAAGATTCTCCTACGAATGGGATGTGTTTAAGTACATTGAGATAATCTGAACCGTAAGGTGCTTCACCCCAGTCAGCTCCAAATAGGGTTCCCATTTGTGCAATACCCCCTTTTAGTCCTCTGCCTATGTCTCTTGCTACGACTTCTCCTGCACTCCAAGCAACCATTCCCTTGCCTCCTGGACCATATCCTGAGTAGGCTTGCTGTAAAGCTTGCGCAATAATACCAAGCTGTCTACCAAGGATTGGTAGGCGGACTCCATATTTAACGGTAGTTCCATATGGATCATCCTCAAAGTCTTCTAGGATATCCTCATATCTTTCGCCAGCTGCTAGTCTTAGTAGAGTCATGTACAGAAGGTCGAGTATCAGGAGTCCTAGTAGGTTAAACGAGGCTTTTGCGGGAGTCCAGGTACTACTCTTTCGGATTACGTTTTGACCTACGAACATCATTGGATATCGTTGGAAGACTTCCCAGATAACATCGAATGGTGATTGTGAATAGAGTTCGCCTTCTGCTCGTTGACCCGTAGCAATATCGAAAGGCGAAGGTGCAATAAGGACTTCTTCGATGAATGCTTTTTCAACGAATCGTAAAGCTGAAAGAATCTTGTGTGCGTTAGCATAATTCTTATCATCTTTATTTTTAGTTGAGTATTCATCAGTTTCCTTGTCAGTAACTATTCGACGATTAATAAATTCCATAATTTCAGTAGTACTGTAGTAATCTCTGCCATCTGCTTTAGCATCTTTTAGGAATAATTCTAAAGATGGACCATCGTTTGCTACAAGAAGATCTACGTCGTTTAATAGTCCACTTTGAACAAGATACATAACAAGGTTTATATTGAAATCCTTAATACCAATCTTTCTCATATATCCCAAAAGTTCAGCTTTAGCATTTTCATTAGAAGGATCAAACTCTATGTGTCTCATAGCTTTAGCTAAACTTACGATATTATTAAAGTTGTCGTGGATAAAGTTTCTAGTGGAGATAGCCCTAGAAGCAGCAATACCTTGCATAACTTGTCGAGCAGGGACTAGCATCATGTTTCCCCATTTTTCTGCAAACTCTACTGCAAATTTCTTTTGTACAGATGATGCAGGTGCTTCGAAGTCTGTATATCTACCGTGAGTTACAGCTTTAATAGTATCTGACAAATCTCTTGCCATTGTTTTTCTTTCTTCTAGTCCTAATGCAGCGTTACCTGTTATTGGCAATAGTATGGCTTTTATAGCCCCTGTTATACTTCCTCGTCCTATTGCTTCATGTAATGCTCCAGTCATTCCTTCGACAAGCATAGAAGCCATAGCCAAGTTACCACCGAATGCAATCTTAGCAATATGTGGTGCCATCTGTGCAGCCCATTCGTAGCCAGCACTTTCTGCTCTTCTTCTTTTGACAATACCTCGGATATTATCATGCTTAGTTCTAAGATGTGTAAGGGATTCTCTAACATGGCTTATTTCGTCTTGTGTCATTATAGATCCATCTGCATGTCTGAAGTCGGCATTCTCATCAGCATAGGATAACTCTAGGATAGAAAGCATCTGCTCGAAAGTAGCAATGATACCAAAGTTATCTTTAAGTAGCTGTCGTTCTAGAATAACATCACCAGTAGATTTCTTATGGCTTTCTATTAAAGTTCTAGGGTCAGTAATAAGATGGCTTAATATAACACCGTTATCATCAATAGTTTGAGCAATTTGAGCTAACTCCATAAAAGAAGGAACAGCATTCATTTGGTGAGGATGATAAAGACCTGTAGCCGCTTTATTATGGAAATTGTAATAGTGAAGATCTCTTGGAGTTTCCATCTCTAGCATTGCGTCTTCTGCAATACCGACACCTCTTTCTGAACCTCGTTGATAAAAGATAGTGTATGGGATATTCATTCCAACGTGATTTAAATCTTTTACAGCGTTTGTATCCTGAGTTATTTCTATTTTTAGATTATCTCTAATATTACTTT